TCGCAATGCAATCTTCGCAAATAGGCGCATCGGAGTCGTCACCCACAGATGCGTAGTCGCCTATCGCTCCGCAGAGTCTTGGTTTCAGTAGTCCTTTAATGTGAATCACCTTTTGTTTCTTCATCTTTTTCACCTCTCGGTACATATCGCAAACACACGCAGTCGTAAAAGAAAATGACTTCTTCTCCTTCCTTCATCATGCGTTCTTGGACCGCGCCACCGCCTGCACATTGCGTGCATTTCGGGTCGGGGACCACTTGCCAGTCAATGAAAATGCAATCGCATGGGTGGTTGACGAACTCAACATCAACACACTCCCCTTCGTAGTTCCGAACGGGTTGTTCAATGATGTATTCACCAGTACCTCCACAGGCATTGCAGTCGGGGTTCGCTTCGTAGCACGGATTGTCTTCAAGACTTCTCCCTGTGGCATTGTTGTGCGCAGGTGTCCCTGTGGTTTTCCAAGCCATCAAACTTCACCCTCTCGTAGTTCCGGTAGTCCAAACCACTGAGGCGCTTCGTCCTTCTTCGTCACCATGATGGTGCGTCGTTGGTCAAGCAAGTTAGGGTTGGTCTTGATTTTAACGAACTCAACTTCGTAGCGTGTCTCACCTGTTGGTGAGTTATCTTCACCGCGCACTTTCTTCTTGTGGAAGTAGAGGATTTGGTTGAGGTAGTTCGCAGTGTGCTTTTCCCATGATGGTTTCTTACCAATCACATTGCCACTCTTGTCTTGCAGTTCCTTGAAGTGAGTCTCAAAGTAAACATTCACGACGAGGGACATGAGCGTCCGAGCGATGGTGGTGAGTTGGTGGAAACGCGTAGTACGAATCTGCCAGTTGAAGCGGAGTCCGACTTGCTCATGAGGCTTAACCTTCGCACCAATGCCATCGGGTGCAGTACCCAAGTCTTCGATGAACATGCAGTTCTTAGCGACTTCATCCCAAAGGTCAACCGCAGTGATAAGCACTGAGTGAAGACGAGGTTTGTCTCCGGGGCGTGCGGCCCAATCAACAAGCGTCTGTCCAATTTTCATCACGCGTCGGTGAGTTGCAGGATAGTCGATGGCTTCACGAATGTCACCATCAGCGTCAGTTTGTTGGAACATGACATTCGGACTGAGGCAACGGATGTTCTTGGCATGCTCGCGATGATGTGTGACGCGGGTGGTTTGTCCGCCACCATCAAAGTCCAACACGAAGATAACATCCCCGCGCTTCTTATCTTCTTCACTCATGCTGTCGAGTACGATGCCTGTCTTACCAACACCTTCGGGACCGATAAGGCCCATGAAAATTTGACTCGTAGGCACTTCGTCACCAGCGTTGACGATTTCGTCCCACACGGATTTAGCAATAGGTTGCTTGACGGGCGTGGTAGGGGCTTCAATCATCTCCCCGGTAGTCGGGTCAAATGGTGCGTCGGTTGTATGTTGGGGTCCAACCTTTGGGTGTGTCAGTCGGGCTTGGTTTTTCAAATCTTTTAGGTTAGGCATGTTATTCACTCTCCGTATTGGGTAAGGTTTGTGTCGCCGCCTTCACCAGCAGGGATAGCGAGGCGTGGGACTGCGTAAACACCGAAGGTCTTGATTGCAGGTTCGGGTCCGTCATCAGTGACGCGCACACTCAATCGTCCGAAGACAATGACCGTGGACTTCACTGCGTATGGTTTCCATCCTTCATCGGTGGCGTAATCAAACGGGTGTCCGTCATCGCCAAGCACTCCGTGGATGTAGCAAGGTAGGTTCTGTCGGCGGCTTCCGTTGAATGTGCGCATGAGGTCAAAGGATGACAACGACATTGAGTAGTCGTGACCAATCGGGTCCCACTCAGTCTCGCGTGCTTCCTTTCGCATGTCACTGACTTTGCCTCTTACGAAGACAAGAGGTCCGACAGGGTTGTATCCGGGGACAATTTCTTGTCGCGTCTCAAAGACTTCGGCAAGTGATGAAATGTCCTTGATGTAAGCATGGAGTCCGGGGACAAGTCTGTCCGGTCGGATAACATCACGAATCTCTTCTTCAACAAACTCGTTGCCGTAAGTGAAAGATGCAGGTAGTGGGTAAGCAGTGTAGGAATCAGCCCACTCCGGCTTGACATTCGCGCTTTGAGGTCGCACTTTGAGTGTACCTTCTTGGAACAGTTGAGGGATGAACCACTCATCGGGGTTCTTGGAAGTCACGCTGATGCGCAATATTCTTTGTTCGTTCAAGTAGTTGTCCTTGTCATTACCGAGGAAGTAGTAAGTTCGTTGGTGTCGGTAAGGTGTGATTGGCTCACCGTAGCGGGACCACTGTTGGTTGTTTTGAAGGATGGCGATGCTCAGTCCGTGTTCTTCAAAGAGGAACCACGGCTTGATACCGGATGATTCTTCGGTAGCCTTCGGTCCATCGACTCCCTCAAGCATCCACACACCGCTCTCGGTGTATGCGCGGGCCACAAGTCCATCTGCAACGGCCCCGTCAAGGTCATTCAATGCGGCTTGCACAGCAGGTCCGCGCTTTCGTTCTTGGCTGTCACGGACCTTCGGGTCAACACCGATGAAGTATCCGACGAGTTCAACTGCGTTGTTGGTTCCGCCACTCACGACGCGTCGCTCAACCACGAAGGTTTCTGCGGCATCAATCATGAAGTCGTCTTCTTCATCTTCGGGGTTGTCAACACCGAGTTCGTTCTTGAGGTAGGTGAAGAAATCACCTGTCGCGTCATCAAGACTCTTTCCGTTCTTCTCAGCCCACCACTTAAGGCGTTCTTCCACATCGCTGTGGAGGCTGTTGTTGTTTTTGGCTTCAGTTTGGTTTAGGTTTGGCATGTTTAGTCCTCCTTGTTTTTGTTTTGGTTTTTTGTGTGTAAGGTCGCTACGAAGTAGTCAATAAATGACTCACTTCCGAGGTCCCATTGGTTCATCTTCAAGACGAAATCTCCCCACACAGAGAAGAAGGTATATAGTTGTTCCGAGGTCATCCCTACGGTTTTCACATATTCGTGAATGCGACGCATGATGTATTGATGGGAAGAGCCTTCCCTTAGCATATTCAGCATGGTTCTGTGGGCAGACTCCCACTCATTTGCGGCCAAGTCGAGAGCCAATGAATCTAAATCATCTTGTTCTTCGGGGAACAATTCAAGTCCACTTAGAAGATGATTACCAATAGCGCGAAGGTCCCCACCGAACTGTGAATGCAGTACCTCGGCGCTGACCGTAGGTGAAATGCCTTGTCTAATAATCAAGTGTTCAATATACGCGCGTACATGTTTTACTTCGTATGGTCGGAATTTGAACATGACGCATCGTGATTTGATAGCAGGAATAATCTTGCTTTGGTCGTTGCAAGTTAGTATCCACCAACAGTTGCTCTTCTCCATGATGCGCTTCAATGAATCTTGCGCAGGCTTGGTAAGACCGTCAGCCTCATCGAGTAAAATCAGTCGCCCACCATCCCAAAGGTTGGTCGCTTGAGCAACTCGCTTCAACTTGTTTCGGATAAATTCAATACCGCGCTCATCACTTGCGTTGTATTCAAAGACTTGCAGTCCGAGATATTCTGCTATAATGTAAGCGGCGCTTGTCTTTCCGAGTCCCGGCGCTCCGTGCAACAGGAGGTTTTGGGGGCTATCAGCATCCCACTCGTCAAGGTAAAACAAGGGCATGTGTGGTTCGTTTGCTCCGATAAAATCGGTTAATTTTCGGCAGGTGAGTTTCATTTTTCTTCCTCGAAATCACTTGCATATTCCGCGTCGCCTTATAAAGGGGGGGTCCAGCGACCACTCTTTCTCGATATTATCTTATTATTATTATAAGAATAATAGTATTACTTTCTTTATTAGAATGATAATAGAATAGTGATAATTGAAACACCAATGCGTCAATAGTCAATCTTCTCTATCTAACAGGTCGATGATTTCAGCAATCTCTTTGTGGGTAGGAGCACGCCCTTTGAAATCCATGAGCCTCACCATCTTCACCATGTTCTTCAAGTCATACACATGCTGTTTGACGGGTGACAGTATGCGGATGATGTGCCGTATCAATTCGGCATCCTTGAGGATT